ACTCGCGGTGGAGATGGACTCGCCGTCCAACAAGACGGTGTTGCCTTTCGCCAGCCGCCCCTTGGGCGTATGACCCTTAGGAATGAACAGCGAGCATGGGACTGGGAACTGACCCTTCTCCTTATCGAAGTGATAGAAGCAGACGTTTGCACGAGCCAACAAGCCGGCCAGTTCCAGCGAGCGAGTGAGCATCATCACGCGAGCGGACCGCTTGTCGCGGGTAGCACCGATCTTATCGTGTGCCAGACCCTGAACCTTAGGCGCATCACCCAGGAACTCCTTAACCATCAGCTCCTTCAGCGCCGACTTGGCTTTGCCATCCTCAAGAACGGTGGCGAGCATGGCGGGCTTGTGGCCCGTATCGGCCAGCCGCTCCCGATGGCACATGATGGCGTAGGCGAGACGCTGTTCCTGTGTCCCCAACGTGAGATGCGCGTCGTGTGCCTTCACGAATGTGGACTCGGCGAGCTTCTTGAGAGCGGCCGGGTCCGGCAGGGTCATGATGCTGTCGCTGTTGGACATCACCTTGGCCCGGACCAGAGCGGCAGACTCATCAGACGTGACGGTAGCAGGAACGGAAACGGAAGCAGACATGTGTTGCACTCCTTAGCTGCACCATTGGTATCCCCTTCGGAACCAATCCAATGCAACTAAGGACATGATACCACATCCATACGCTAAGTCAAATGGCACGACACAGCCCATGCATCACACGACACAACACATGTTGGCGTTGCATCACATGGCACAACGCAACGCATCACATGGGCCAACACATGTATTGTGCAACGCAGCACAACGCTAGCGCCACCACATGTTGTGGCTAACAGCGGCACACACACGCTACATCTAGGTTACGGCAATGGAACGTTGCGAACTTGCCAGCACACTGTGACACCATATGTTGTGGTATGCAGCCTAGTCATACACTAGATAAGCTATGCGATCGCTGCATACCGTCAGTTAGCTATCACGTATGCAATGAATGACATGGCTTTCTAAGGTCACTGTAGGCACTCTACAGCGGTCATATCCTGGCAAGCATCTAGGTGCCACACGGCAGAGCATGGCTTGCAGCACCCTTGCAGCACCACACAGTGTCATACACCAATAGCGTAATGATACACTAGAGCAACGCTATGTTGCATTGCGGTATGCTGCGGTATGCTGCGCTGCAACGTGTGCCATGTCGTGACACTGTGTATGAGTCCATGCGCCACCACACACATGCATCATGTGTCACCCTGCTACGATGCGATACTGTGACGTGTGACATCACAAGGCCCCCCTAGTCCCCACTCCATTTCCCAAACCGGGTATTATGTAGTGGGCCGCACACGTACGGGGCACCTCAGTGGGCACGCCGTAGCAAACCGCCACAGTCTGCGTGTGCCGTATATATAACCGGGCGACCGACTTATCTTGTGGTAGATGTGGCAGTAATCCTTGCAATTTGGTGCTGTGAGGTCGATGGTCCACACTCTGCTCTTTCTAAATCATGGTGGAGATGTCCTGATGGCGACTTATGGCTTCAGCCCTGTTGGCTCTGTGCCCTTCACTGGTTATACCAACACGCTAGGTGTTGGGCCTGCGAATACCGATGTCACGAATGGATCGGTCTACTTCAACGGTTTCACACAAGGTGATGACCGCATCGCCAAGATGCTGCGTAATGGCGGTAAGGGCTTGGTGCTGCGTGAGGTTATGTCAATACTCCTGACCTCTGGCACTGGTGTGCCTGTGGTCAAGACCAAGAAGCAAGTGCAGGGTGTGACAGGAGGCTTCGGTGGTGTTGCTCCTATCGAGACAGTGACGCTAATCAACCGCAACTCGACTGCATCTGATGTGATCGCTATCACCTCTCTGCTGTACCGCAACCCGTTCCCTACCAACTATGCTGCGGATGTCAGCGGTAACGGTGGTGGTGGCAAGCAACAAGTTGGTGGTGGAGCGTTCTGATGGCGCGTGGTGATTATAAGCCAGAGATCAGGTCTGCGCTTGGCACTGGTAAACCTGGGCGTGTGAATGTTAGTCCACCACGTGACTCACTGAAGGATAAAGAGTCGCGTCCCACAACTGCAAAGACTAGTGACGCAACGCTTCACCGACGTGACGCAGTGCCACAAGCTCTACCTGAGGCGATGCAGCGTCCTGAGCGAGACGTGAGGCAACTGCCTCCACCATCGCACAGTGGTGGTGGCACAGACGTGCATCATGTTGCTGCGGCAACCAGCATCGCACACGCAATACTTGGTCATAGCAGAGGAGGCATGTGATGCCTAGCGTCCAGGATGCTACGCAGTCCACGTCTACTGATTATGATCCTAACCAGGACTTCCGCTCTGGCAACAGCCTGATCCACGGCTACCTGATGAGTAAGGGTCTGGCACCGACCAGTGAGAACGTGCGTCGTGCGCTAGAAGCGAATGCACGTGAGCCTGGCATGATCCATAATGATGAGGCTAGACTGTATAACGGTCCTGCACCTGTGCCTGATGCAGTGATGCGACGTGCAGTTGGTCAAGGTCCGCCTGTTCCACCGATACCGCCAACAGGATCGCAACCACTGAACATTAGGCAACCCGATACATCTGCACCGCCTGATACACGTCCTGTCATACCACGTCCTAATGGTCCTGGTCCACTACCGCCTGATGAAGCTGCTGGTCAGCCACCACTAACTACACCGCCTGTTGGTGGTCCTGGCCCGCCTATGAACCCACCGATACAGGGCAACATCGTACCACCTGCGAACTTGGGCCAACTGTTGCTTAGTGGTGCACCGTTGCTCGGTGGTGGTGGTGCTGCACTCGGTAAGTTGCTCGGTGGACCGACGACTCCGCTTGGTATTGCTGGTCCTGCACCCGTTCCTGCACTTGGTGCACCGCCTACACCGCTAGCATTGGCTCCTCCTGCTGGTGGCGCAACACCACTTGGTATCGCTGGGCCTGCTGCACCGTTGGCTATCACACATGATCCTGGCTTCAACGCAACGCCTCGACTGGCTGCACCCGATCCTATGGCTAATATTAACGAGTCAATCACCAAGTCTGTGCCTGGTGACGTTGTAGAGGCGCCTAAGGCTCCAGCCGCTAAAGAAGAAGCTGCACCTAAGCGTGCCAGGAAGCCAAGTGCGCGACGCCTACCAAAGAAAGGTGTATAGTGCCACTACCACGCCGCGACACACCGCTGCAACTCGCTGATGGACGTGTTGTGCGACCTGACGGTTCTGTAGAGGACCCGAACGCACAGCGTCCACAGATGGTAGAAGTGCCGACGCATGCTGAGGCACAGCGCATTGTCACTGCCACACGACGCAAGCTCAGTGAGTTGCCTGAGGTTCCTCGCACAATGAATGCCGTGGGCATTGTGCTCAGTTACACACTCTACGGACTAGACGATGAGGAGATTAGTATTGCGACTGGCTTGAGTGTCGAGCAGATCGGTCGCATCAAGGTCGACGATCCCTACACGCAGATGCACACTGCGATAGTACGCACCATCCTCGACAGTGAAACGGAGGTTGTCCGTGACCTGTTCACCAAGCAAGCACGCAACGCTGCCAAGGTTGTCGTCTCAGCAATGGAGGAAGGAACGAGAGCCGACCGAATGGCCGCTGCCAAGGACATTCTTGATCGCAGTGGTCATCGGCCTAGCGATGTGGTGGAGCATCGTCACCGTATGGATGGCGGTCTGGTCATAGAGATAGTGAAGCGTGAGGGTGCAACGCTACCGACGATAGAGATGGATAAGGAGTGAACTATGGCGTTCGTTGCAGGTCGCAGCCTGGTGTTGGGTGCAGCTACGGCTGTGCCTCTGCCAGTGATGACAGATGTGAGTGGGAACAGTCCTACGACTACAATCTACTCGCACATGCGTGTGCCTGGTGGCACTACCTACACGTTCGACACTGGCGCAGTGCATGTGGTCCCAGCAACCACTGATACTGTGATCGCCATCCCGGTCACAGCGTCAACTGTCACAGCCACAGCAGCATCCACAGCGCAGCTCGGCCAGATGCAGTGAGCAAACGCTACCGCATCGTTGAAGGTGGAATGCACGACAGGTTCCACCAGTCGAAGAAGAAGGTACAGTTCATCGGCGGTGGATTTGGTAATGGCAAGACTGCCGCCGTATGCATCAAGGCACTCAAGTTGTGCAAGGACTATCCAGGATGCAACGGGTTGATCGCACGCAGCACGTATCCGAAGCTGAACGACACGATACGCAGAGAGTTCTTGCAGTGGTGTCCGACACACTGGGTCAAGCGTATGCCAAGCAGGGACGAGAACACTCTGCTCCTGAAGAATGGTTCGACAGTGAACTTCAGATACGTTGCACAGCAAGGCAAGCAGACGGAGGACTCGAAGTCGAACTTGTTGTCCGCTACCTACGACTGGATTGTGGTGGATCAGTTAGAGGACCCTGAGTTCTCACACAAGGACTTCATGGACCTGATGGGTCGGTTGCGCGGTAATACAGAATATGCAGGCACGGACACGACGATGCCGCGTGTTGGACCGCGCTGGTTTATGGCAACGCTGAACCCAACTCGTAACTGGTGCTATAGGGAGATCGTCAAGCCGCTGCACGATTACACACAGCGGGGCATCATCACCGACAAACTGTTGTGCGAAGTCAACG